TAACAAAATTACTGCCATCGCTGGTGAGTCATCTACTGGAAAGACGTACTTTGCTCTGGCCGTCGTTAAGAACTTTCTTGAACAGAATCCTGATGGTGGTGTTGTTTACTTCGACACAGAGTCTGCTATCACTAAATCCCTACTTGTGGACCGTGCTGTAGATGCCACACGGGTTCTAGTAACCAATGTTGTTACCATTGAGGACTTCCGTTCTCAAGCATTGAGGATCGTCGACAACTATCTCAAACAGAATGAGGGTGACCGTCAACCCCTGATGTTTGTCTTGGACTCTCTGGGTATGCTCTCCACCAATAAGGAGATTCAAGATGCATTGGATGATAAGAACGTACGTGATATGACTAAGTCCCAACTGGTCAAGGGTGCATTCCGTATGTTGACACTGAAGTTGGGTCAGGCACAGATCCCCATGATCGTCACGAATCACACCTACGACGTGATTGGTTCCTATGTACCCATGAAAGAGATGGGTGGTGGTTCTGGTCTCAAGTATTCAGCCTCTACTATCATCTATCTCTCTAAGAAGAAAGAGAAGGATGGTAAGGAGATCATCGGTAATATCATCAAGGCGAAGACTGCTAAGTCACGTCTCAGTAAAGAGAACCAAGAGGTTGAGATTCGTCTCTATTATGATGAGAGGGGTCTAGACAGATACTATGGTCTTCTGGAACTCGGTGAGATTGGTGGTATGTGGAAGAACGTGGGAGGACGATATGAGATTGATGGTAAGAAGATCTACGCAAAGGCTATCCTTTCCGACCCAGATAAGTACTTCACCCCTGAGGTGATGGAGAAACTTGATGTGATTGCACGTGGGGTGTTCTCCTATGGTGGGTGATTATCTTTACCACCTGTATGACATGGTACCCTATAGGGTATGTGATCAACTGATTGAGTGTCTTGAGAGATCCGATCAGCTGATTCACCGTGATAATGGTCCTCAGGACTTCTATGAGTTGAATATCAACCAAGCACACCCAGAGGTGGTCCAACCCCTCTCTGGGATCCTCCTGGGTGTGTATAAGAAGTACTGTGAACTGGTGAGGTATACTTCATACTTACCTGAACCATCAGGTCTTGAAGAATTCAGAGTTAAACGTTATATTGGTGGGACAGGTCAACAGTTCGATGATCATGTTGATGTTGGTGATCTTACCTCATGTAAGAGATACCTATCATTTCTGTTCTATCTGAATGACGACTTTACTGGTGGAGAGACTATTTTCTACCCAGACACAACAATGATTCCCCGAAAGGGCTCGGTTGTAGTATTCCCTCCAACTTGGCAATACCCACACGCCGGACTTCCTGTTAACGTGGGTACCAAATACATTATGTCCTCATATCTGAATTACACCTAATGCTCTCCACATTAGAAACCACAATACTAAAGGGACTTATCCATGATGAAACCTACACCCGGAAAGTGCTTCCATATGTTAAGGACTCTTACTTTGAAGAGACCACAGGACGCACTTACTTTACAGTCATTAAGAAATACTTTGAAGAGTACAACTCCTGCCCATCCCCAGAGTCAATCAACATCGCATTCCAGAACTTGGATGGACTCACTGATGATGAGTTTAGAGAACTGGGGAACCCGTTTGAAGAAATCGTCGTATCACCCCTGGATGTAAACACATCTTGGTTGATTGATGAGACGGAGAAGTGGTGTAAGGAACGTGCAGTATACCTTGCTCTCTTAGAATCTATCTCCATTCATGATGGTTCCGATAAGAAGAAGTCTAGGGATTCTATCCCAGATCTATTGTCAGAGGCTCTGGCTGTAGGATTTGATGATCATGTGGGTCACGACTATCTTGGTGATTATCAGGAACGTTATGACTTCTATCATCTAAAAGAGGAAAGAACCTCCTTTGGTCTTGATTACCTTGACAAGATCACTAAGGGTGGTATTCCCAATAAGACTCTCAACATTGCTCTTGCTGGTACTGGTGTTGGTAAGTCACTGTTCATGTGTGACTTTGCTGCCAAGGTACTCATGCAAGGTAAGAACGTTCTATACATCACTATGGAGATGGCAGAAGAACGTATTGCCGAGAGAATCGACGCCAACCTATTGGACGTGAATGTACAGGATATCAAGGAGGTACCCAAACATACATTCGAGACCAAGATCCAAAGGGTTCAAGGTAAGACACAAGGTAGATTGTTCATTAAAGAATACCCCACAGCATCAGCCCATGCAGGACACTTCGACGCACTCATCAAAGAACTCCAACTCAAGAAATCTTTCCGGCCAGATATTGTATTTGTTGATTATCTCAATATATGTACCTCTAGTCGTTATGGCATGGGTTCCAATGTCAATAGTTACACGGTTGTTAAGTCGATCGCGGAAGAGTTGAGGGGACTTGCAGGTAAACATAACTTCCCTGTAGTGAGTGCCACTCAGACCACTCGTTCTGGGTACTCCAACTCTGATGTGTCCCTTACCGACACCTCTGAGTCATTTGGACTCCCTGCGACTGCTGACCTTATGTTTGCTCTCATCTCCAATGAGGAGTTAGAGCAGATGGGACAGATCATGGTGAAACAACTGAAGAACAGATATAATGACCCCACTATGCATCGTAAGTTCGTATTGGGTGTCGATAGGGCAAAGATGAGACTGTTCGATGTTGAACAGACTGCACAGACAGATATCCTTGACAACAAACCAATGAATGGTTATGATGACGAGGAATCTAAGTTTAAACCAAAAGGATCATTCGCTGACTTCTCTTTTTAATTATGAGTAACGTAGACTTTAACCGATACCTGACTTTCGTTGATGGTGTGACCAGTAAACCCTCCCAAGACACTGATGCATTTGTGTATCGTGTCCAGGAACTGAAGAGTGAGGGTTGTGAGATCCAACGCCTTCTGTCTGCTGCTGTTGGTGTGTGTGCCGAGGGTGGTGAGTTCATGGAGATCGTGAAGAAGATTGCATTCCAAGGTAAACCATATACCGAGGAGAACGTCTTCCATATGAAACGTGAGTTGGGAGATATCATGTGGTACATGGCACAGGCTTGTATTGGTCTGGGTGTGACCTTTGAAGAACTGGTCGAGATGAATGTTGAGAAACTTGAAGCTCGGTATCCAGGTGGTAGTTTTGATGTACACTATAGTGAACACCGTAAGGAGGGTGATCTTTGACCAATTACACCTGGCATCAACAGGGGGACTACCAGAGGTTCCGTATCAAGGAAACACGATACGGACTGTTTGTCTCTGTCCTAGAGGATGGTACTGAGCTAATCACTGCCCTCACCTATGACATCTGTCTCCGTATGACCCCGTTCTACCAAGAGACCAAGGCCCCCGACTATGATGGTCGCTATAACCTATCCACCTTTGACGGTCGGGTTGGTGGTAAGTTGTGAACTAATGTAACGATTCCCCTGAACCCCTTGACTCCCCCGAGTCAGGGGGTTATATTATGAATATACCAAAGGGGGAACCCCTAATGACCAAACTCAACCTCAAGACCGAAGCCAAGTTCTTTGCTACCGTTGCAGCTGGTGCTGGTGTTGCCACCTGGATCGGTTTCACTTCTGTAGTTAACCTCTTCGGTAACGTCCCCTACGTTCCCGTCCTCTCTGACATCACTCCTGTTAGTGCTAACAGTGTGGTGGAAGGTAACCACCTCACCACACATGGTGATGTGATCCGTTCCCAAGAGAGGGCTCAGGAGATCGTAGAGGAAGTCGTTGCACACTCTGCTCCTGTAACTCCAGTCTACGAAGAACGTCAAGCTCCTCCCGTTGTCCCCACCATCCCTAATGGTTTTGACAACACCTGTACTATGAATGGTGAAGACCAGCCTTGTCAGGTCTACCATGACAGTGACGGAAGCATCAGTGTCGAACTTCTCAATGGGTCCACTAACGTCTTCCAGATGTCTGGTTCCAACGAGTATGTCGATAGCTACGGTACCACCTGGTATGACTATAGCATGCATGGTGTTACCATTCTGACCAATGGTCACGCCGATTCTCTGTCCATCCAGTGATCGTCAATGTAACAGTTTATTAAACCCACTGTAACCCAGTGGGTTTTCTATTATAATAAGTCTAACCAACACAATTGATTATGTCCGTTTCCTCCAATTCTATCAAAGCACTTGCTGAAGATCTCCGTCCACAGTTCGTCAAGTATATGAATGAAGAGTGGTTCGAAGACACTACTGAACTCCTGTGTTCTGCACTGGATTCCTATCTTTCTAAAGAGATGGGTGAACTTGAGGATGACTTTGCCACTGACCTGATGGAAGAAATCCTCGATACGATCCAATTTGGGTGTGATTACTGATTGTCTAAATATATGAGTAAATGACATCCACGTACGATGGACAACCTGTTTCTTGGTCTCGTTAGTAGTGTATTTGTAAGTACTGGTTTCTTGGCAGTATATGCGGACATGGAAGTTCGCGAGGCCAAGAAACAGTATATGCTTCCTGATCCATATGAACTCAAGATTCATAGCACATCTGTTGGTGAGCAAAAGAAAACAGAACCCGTGATCATTGCCCAGTAGTACTATTGGGTTTATCACCATATGAAGAGAAAGTCCCAAAAAGGTAAGAGATCACACTCCCCAAGAAAGTTCCCAGATCACCTTAAGAAGGGTTCTAATATTTACATGAATGGGGAAGTGACGAGTTCCTGCAGGGGTTCCTATAAGGTCACCTTGGAGAATGGTATGTCGAGTATGTGTACCGCAAGGAAGATGGACTCTTATCTCAAGGTTAGTATTTTGGTTGGGGACATTGTGGTGGTGGAGATACCACCCGAGTCACTGAACCCCAAAGAGAAATACATCCTTGGTCGGATCGTGTGGAGAGTTCAATAAGATGTATTAAGGACCCTTGACCCATTCGGTCAAGGGTCTTATAATATGAGTATACACAAAGGAGGAAATCCAATGTCCCTTCTCGATATGGTCTGGTATCTCATCCAGTTAGTCATGACTGTGTTTGTCCTGGGATGCGCGTATGAACTCCTGGAACTGGGTGATGACGATGACGATGATATGGACGGAGGTATCCTCCAACCCGTGTATGTGACCAATCGTTAACAGGGGTTGACATCCAACCCGGTTTCTGGTTATTGTATAAGTATGAATCACGGAGTTTTCAACTATGCCTTTTCTGACTTTTCTTGACTTCCTGGCTGAACTGATCCAACTGACCTTCGAGATGGGTGTTGCCACTCGTAAGAATGTTCTTCCCGCTCTGGTCTGGGTCTACTGTATCATCACTGTCTATGTGATCCCCGGTGTTCGGTATCAGTATGAGAATGTGATGTCCTACTTACCATGGAATTCGTGATCGCAACCCGTGATGTTGATTATGGAATGATCATCTCATTGGTCTCTCTTTCACTATTCGTTTTCTTCGTAAACCGATGACATCTATTCACATCATGTTTTTGGTGTTCCTCTCTATCCCCATCATCATGGTGGTGTTTGCTATTCCTGGAGCACTCATCCATCCCCTGCAGGCCGCATGGTTTGGTCTCACCTGTCTGATTAAGAAGTAAATTCATGACTAACGACAACTACGCAAATCAACTCGCTCTCCGTTCCTGGCTTCTGACCCAAGAGGCAGACACCAAGGAGAACGAACAGGTTACAGGTTTGATTGAATCATCCGTTGAGTGGTATACTGAACTCCTCAACCAAGACAAATTCTACGAGTGCTGATCATGACCACATCCATCTATCTCACTAAGGAGGATCGGTCATTCCTCCTCGATGAACTCTCCGAGTGTCTGGAGTCTATGGATTATTCTGTTACCGACATTCGACGGATCTGTGGTGACCTTCATGAGTGGTGTAACACCAAGTTCTATGATGAGATGATCTCATGGATGCCTGATTGTATGGACGCCCTGAACTACTACAAGAACAGTTCACTATTCAATGGATCTTGACAGGGGTGTATTCATCCATTACCATTACTGTAGTTGAGTATTAAACGATGTTTGTC